GGAGCACTTTTATCTTTTCTTTTTTTTTCTTTTTCCAATATAGGATCTATTTTAGCCGAATGATCACAATGGCTTCCCCCGCTCAAACAAAAATTGGAACCAGATAAAAGTAAACGAACGATTTCTGCATCCGTTAGAGGGTGTTTTAAATGCCATTCTGTAAAAAGTGTATTATTTCCACTTGCAACATTCAGAGATAGGACATTAATATCTGTACCTTCACACTGCCCTCTCAACTGCGGGAACTGCAAAAACGGCCGTTTCTCATCGTAAAGATCAAATCGGTCCTTCCACTTTTCAAGATACTCCAGCGCGTTGGCGGCGAGCTTTTCCGGCGTAAGCGCACTCCAGGCGTCCACATCCGGAAGCGGTGTACTGGCATGAGCGATACAGAGCAGAAAACGCAGGATCACCACCTTTTCGACCGGCGTACCGCCCAAACGAGCGTACTCAGGATGCGTGAAGAGTTCCGTAAGACTGACCTCGCCAAGTCCCGCGATGGGGATCCAGGGATCCTTCAAAAGACTAAACAACCGTTTAGACTCGTTTTCGTTCATTATGTTCCTTTCTTTTGTTCGAGAGAAATTTTGAGTCACAAGGGGTAATCAAGCCGTTTTTTTATCAAATTGTCTTGCCAAAACATTGAATACCATAGGAATCTTCATAAAATCTGACAATTCTTCAATAAAAGCACTCAATCATTTGAACCGAAATAAATTATACCGAATCGCTAACAGCATGTCAAGCCATACAAAAGTCCTTTTTGTTAAAATCCTGAAAATTTTACACAAAAACTTTATTTGCAGAATTCGACGATTGAAATACCTTAAGATTAATATTTTGGTATAGTCTGTCCTGAACCAGAGTCTGAACGGCATAAAATGCTCCCCCAAACATACGGTCAGGGCATAAAAAAAACGTTTCACCTCGTAAAAAACGAAATGAAACGCTAAAGTGGGCGATACAGGACTCGAACCTGTGACATCCGCCTTGTAAGGGCGTGGAGCGGTGGAGGCGGAAGGAATGGAAAAAGTCGAGTTGAGGGCGCGTTTTATGGCGTTTCTTGTATGTCTGGTTTTGCCATTTTAGCACGGTTTCGCCAACCTGTCAAGGCGTAAAACGGAGTATTTCGCGGAGGATTTTTAATGACGGGTAAAGAATGAGGTGGAATTGGCCGATAGAATGGGAAGAGCGGATAGAAAAAGCCGGGGAGGCCTGCCAGCCCCCCCTTGTTGATTACTGCTTCTTTTTCAGAAGAGCGATGACTCGCACGGCCGTTGCGATTAGTCTTGCGAGTTCTTTCAAGAACTGTCTTCTATCCACTCATTTTCACCTCCTTTGGAATTTTAACTAAGGTTAAGGTTTCAAGGAGGCTTTTTTTTTCTTGCCCCCTTTCTTATATTAATATTATCGGTTTCCGCCTGCCCATTCTTTAATTTTTGAGGATATTTTTTAGAATAAAATACCAATATTTAAGAAGTAAAAAAACGCCGTAAAATACGGCACTTGATGAGGTTTTTCAGTTAAAGTTAGGGTAAAAGACAGCGCATCCTCCTCTGCCTGTCGATGGCGTAGAATCAAAAGAGATCGTCCAGCTGTAGCCGTCGATCGGATCCATTCCAAAAGTACTCCAAGTTTTAGAGCTTGTCCAGACGATCTCACCTGTGTCATGGATGACCTTTACGGTGCCTTTTACTGGGCCGTAAAAAAATCTTAGGTTAATTTCAATATCCGCGGTCTCCAACCGAAACGTCTGTTTCTCCACATCGCCAATGATCTCCAGTGATCGGCGATAGCTTTCAAATTTTGAATGATCGGCGTGATAGACCTGAAGCAACGGAAAAGCCTCCGACATGCTGTACGCGGTCCCGATCGGAGTGAGCATCGAATCTCCGAAAACTTCGCCGGTCTCCGGGCGCCAGTATCCTTCTCTGTAGATCGTGCAGATCTCCGCTGGAAGAAGAAGGCATGTTTGGGGGACTATGAAATCGTACCAACTTTGCAATATCGAGGCGATCTCATCATCTGAAAGGCGCGCGCGGATCTTCCATCTTTCCAGTTCCGACGTGTCCGTAAGACCAAAAAGCGGAAGGATCGGGATCGATACACGATTCCAGGTCTCATTGATGAGCGGTGAATTTCCGTCAAGAAAAAGCGGCCAGCCATGAACATGATATGCCCACTGCAACGACGCCAGATAGCTCAAGTTCAGAAGATCTCCGCCCCAGCCGGAGTTTTCAGGCGGGAGTATGTACATATTACGCCCGACGCCGAAGTATCTCTGGATCTCCGCCGCGTGATGAAAAAGGACTCGGATGTCTTCATTTGTCACGGCTCCATTCCTTTCTGCGAGTTAAAATGTACCAGGGCGGCGGATGTTTTGAAGTTTCGCGTCCAGGACTCGATCCATTCTCCTGAAAGTGTGAACTCTTCCGCAAGCTCCGGTGCCGGAGTATAAACTCCGCGAAATGGCGAATGCAGGCCGGGTGTGTATGTCGGAGCGATCCACTCGTTTTCAAGAATATATCCTTCATCCTCTCCAAGAGTCCCGTAAATGAGAGTTTTTCGCAACTCGTAAAGTTCCAGGAGAGTAAGTTCCCGCCAGCTGTTCCCATCCGCACTATAGAAGTTAAATTTGCCGTGAAGAGCCGTACCTTCGCAAGTCCATCGTCCCTGTGAAAATTCCGGATCCGGAAAGTAGTATTCACCGTCACGATACCGGAGAGGAAAAGAGTCGGAATCGGCGGAAGTGAGGTATTCAAAAAGGGTGCTGTACTCTTTGTTTTTTGGAAGATCCCAGACTGGTGAACACCGGAGGGAGTATCCGTCATCGAACGGCATGCATTCCAGAGAAACACGGTTAGGGACCGGAGATGAAATGAAACAGGAGCTGGATTTTTTAAAAGTGAAAAATTCCAGTGGTTCGCCTTTCTCCTCAAGATCCCAAGCCAGCGCGGTCTGGATCGTGAATGTCCCCTGCAATCCGCCCGCTTCGTAATCCTCCCAAAGTGTGCCAAGCTGTCCAATGCCGCCACTTGTCCAGGTCATGAAGCCGGGAAAATGCGGATCCTGATGAAGATGATGAAGTATCTCAAAAGATTCCACTTCGACAAGTTCTCCATCCGCATTTTTTGTGTAAAAAGCGAAGTTCGCGCCGTCTTCCGTATTGGTCGGCAAGGAATAAACCTGAGCAAAAGGATCCGAGGCGCGATCTGCTCCAGGGATCGAGAGTCCCAGCTGGTATCGGCCTTCAAAGCCGTTCCAGTAGATGATCCGTCCATCATTCGATTCGGTAGCGGCCATCATATTATCAACAGTTCCGCATTCACCAAAGATAGACTCCGCATGTGATTGGGACGTCCAAATAAATCCCATTTTCGCGGGGTCGCGATACCTCTGCCCGTCGTAAACGCAGACGGGAGCGAAATCCAAAAAAATCTGTTTGTCCCAATCCCACAGGTACGCGATCTTCTGGATCGGCACCGCATAGGAAGCATGGAGCGTGATGAGACCTTTCACATCGAGCCAGATCCACGGATTCGCGCATGACTGGATCGCGTTGACCTGTACAGTCCGCGCGGGGTATCGGCCTTCACACCATCGGCGAAAGAAGATGTTTGAGGGAAGCGCGGGATAGGAACCGCACCATCCTCCGGAATGCCAAAAGCCGGAAAGTTCCGCAATGGGCGAACTTCCTCCTTTTCGTCTAAAAAAAAACCATTTTCCGGCGGATTTCACATACCGGCACTCAACGACCGTTCCGGCCGGGATACTTTCCGAAAAGTCAAGGTTCGGAGCGGGGTAAACTTCCAGTGTATCTGTACCGAAAACAGTGTATCCCTCTAAAAGGTCTACCGTGACCGCCGTTTCCGCATTTCCAGAAAATTCCGTCTCCAACCGGCCGAAAACTTCTGAAGGTGTCGGAGTCAGGACCAATGTGCGGTTAAATGTGTCGGAAAACGCCAGGACTTCCGCATCCTGCGGGATCGACGTCGGCTCCAGATTCAAACACTCAAGCGTGCTTCTTGCTCCGGAAATGGAATGCAGACGGATCGTCTCTTTATCAGCAGTCGAGAACTTTTCGACCGTCCCCCAGGCCGCGGGGATCTCTTCCGAAGCGTCCTGTTCACCTCGTCCAGGGATTACTTCCGCCGCTTTTGAAAAATTCACGCGGGTCTGAATGTCATTCTGGTTCGGAATATTCAGCAGAACAGACGGCGGGTTTTGTTCGACCATTTCGGCCAAAGTTTTCGCAGTATAAGGATTTTTGAACGCGTATGCCGGCATGTTTTACTGGAGCCTTTCTTCGGAATTGTCAGTTGGCCAAACGATTTCAAGTTCGTCGAATTCCGCTTCCTGATAAGTATGAAACGTCAGGACATTGGGAATATCAGTTTCGTTGATCGTTCCGTCATGATTTAAATTCACGGTACAATTTTTCCCCAAAATTTCCGCAGTCGTTTTGACCTCGCCATCCGGTTCAGTTCGGGCTTTGGTTCCCTGATGAAGTATGTTTGCGGCAAACGGCATGTCGGAATCATCGCGAAAAAGAAAACGATAGGTCGTTTCCAGATATGGCGTTCCATGGACAAGTTTCAGGCTGGAACGAATGTCATCCAGTAAAACGTGTCCAGGCCCCCAACCCAGGAAGATGCTTTTGTTGGTCCGCTTCAGGTACTTTTTAATGAAATCGAGTTTCTGCTTGGAAAAGGTTTCATAGCGAGTCACGACGAGGACCGGCGCGACGGTCTCATGTTCGATAAAAACCGGTTCTCCGACCGCGTTCACGACCGGTGCTCCGCTTCGGGCATCCGCCAGAAGCGGTTCCGTGCAGGATGACGATTCAAATGAGATCTGAACCGGCCAATCCCGCGGATCTTTCGTTCCGTTTCCCAGACCGCCGCCGATACCGCCGGAACTTTCAACAGATTCCGAATCGAAACTGTATTCGATCGTCCAAAGCATTTTCCACTTTCCATTTCGCTGGATCGCGGAGACTTCCTTGAGCTTATGGCTGGAACATCGGCATGATTCCGCTTCCGGTCCTTTCAGTGACCCCAGACCGGAAAACGGCTTGCCGATCTGCGGAAGCTGCTCTAAAGCAAGAATGTCTGTCCACTTTTCTGAAAGTGAATCTGACTCGACCTGAAATGTCAAAGAAAACCGTGTTTGAAGAAACTCTCCCAAGCCTTTGCGCTTGAGTAAGGATTCGATCTCCGAACCAGTAACTAACCCGATAATGTGTGCCATATCCTCTCCTAAAACGCAATGATCCCTTCATCTTCGAGCAGCGTGGTCAGTTCATCAACTTTCCCATTCAGCTGTTCCACTCCGTCCGCGGTCCGCTCCGCCGCATTATTCGTTGTTGCGTTGCGCATGTTCTGAAAAAATGTTGACCAGAACGATTCGGTGTTTTGATGCACTGTTGACATTTGCGCGAGTTCTGAAGCTCCGCCGCCCGCGAGCTTTTTTACCGATTCCGGGTCGATGAGCTTCGGCGCGGGCATTCGGAAGGCGGACTCGTCGAGTTTTGACACATCTTCAGGTGTAAACTGTGCGTCCTTTTCGGCTTCTTCGACTTTCTTTTTTAGAGCTTCGATCCGCTGTTCATTGGCATCTTTTTCAGCGCGGAGTGTCGCGTCGATCGTTGATTTGAACTCGTCGAGCCATTGGTTATTCGCGTCGATCGTTCCCTGATCACCGCGCATCCAGGCGACGGCATTCTGAAGTTTAACGCCGACCGCAACACAGGAATTGATGATTCCCTGAAACAGCGACTTGATCCAGTATACAAAATCATACCATGCTGTTTTCATTCCAGCGACCAATAGTTCCCATGCATCGCCAAGCCTGCCTTGCGAAACAAGCTCGACCATTCCGCCAAATGTTTCGCCAAAGATGGTCCCAAGATTGGTAAACGCGAGAGCCGCGGCTATGGCCGCCGCAGCCAGCAAGCCAAGGACAAGCCCTAACGGGTGAGCCATCAAAAACGTGAGCATGACCCCGATCTTCGCGATCAGCGCGGGTATTCCGGCCAAAATGATTTGGACAGATCCAAGAATACCGCGGATCGCAAGAAGAGCTGTTGAGATCAATCCTGTCATTACACCGATGATCTTGAGTGTCAACCCGACCGCGGCAAGGACCAGACCGATCCCCATGGCGATCCCCAAAACCTCAAATAGCAGCCGCAGCCATTTCCCAGTCGAGCTTGTCCATCCATTCAAAGTGTTGAGAGTTGAAACAATAACCATTTCAAGATTTCGCACGATTGGCGAAAACACACTTCCGAAAGTCACGGCCAGATCATAGGCCGCGGATCCGATCCGCTTGAGCGTGCCCCAGACGCCGGACTGCATATGTTCGGCGGTCTTTTTGGCTTCCCCTTCGCAGTTTTGAAGAACTGAAAGAAACTTGCCCATGTCTTTCGAGTTCAGCATGTTGGAAATGCCAGCTGCGCCGTACATTCCAAAAGCCTTTCGGATGAAATTCATGCGGTCCTTTTCGCTCATGGTCGAGACTGCTGCCTGGATGTCTGTGAAGATCTGGGCGAAGTCTTTGAAAGAGCCGTCTTCGTTGAAGACCTGGACACCGGCTTCCTGAAAAACCTTGTCGCGCTGCGCCAGACGGCTCAGAAAGTTTTTCATGGATGTCCCGGCCAGTGAGCCTTCCACACCGGCATTGGCCATGGCCATCAGTCCTGCGGAAAGTTCCTCGATGGAAACGCCTGCGGACTTTGCGAAAGGCGCCGCCATTTTCAGGGATTCCGCGAAAGAGTCCATCGTCAGGGCGGATCCGTTTACCGCGGTCGTGAAGATGTCCGCGTATCGCGCTGATTCCGAAAAGTCAGCCTGTAAAGAGTGCATGGTCGTCAAAAGCGTGTGCGTCACATCCGCAGGAGAATCGGAACCGACCGCCATCGCCAGATCCAGCGACGGTGCGAGAAGTTCCCGCATCTGATCTTTATTCAGACCTTGCGAGCTCATCGTCACCGCGTTCTTTGAGACCTGGTCCAGAGTCCAGGCCGTCGTCCGGCCAAGTCTGCGGACTTCCTTTTCGACTTCCCGATAGTCCTCCGCCGAACCATGCAGCTTCGCCTGGACGGTAAGCATGTCCTTTTCAAATTCAGAATACGCGAAAAGTCCGGCGGCTGGAGCTGTAAAGACTGCGCCGATACTTGCCGCGGCGGACATTGCCTGTCCCGTCATGGCGGCTGCCCGGTCATTAAATTTTTTTGACATCTGCTGGATCGACTGATTTGCCGAAGCGATCCCGGCTTTTGTTTTATCAAGAGCCTGGATCAGGACGTAAGCCCGACCGGCCGCAACACTTCCAACTGCCATTTTTTACCCCATTTTCGCATAATTTTTGAAAAACTCCGGCAAGCTCGCGAACGTTTTCACGACCGCAGGCTTCATATAGGGCCGCTGCGGATATTGAACACTCCGGGTTTCCACGACAAATCCATTCGCTTCATTTCGCTGGATACTTCCATCTTCCAGTTTTCGGCGATACGCTTCCGCCTGTGCCTTGGATGCTTTCCCTGTTCCCTTGGAATGCCGGCGCAGCCGGTCCGTTTTGTAAGCGACGACCTTAATACGTGCGGAACCCCCTTTTTCATGCAGCTCCGGCGTTAAGGTCTGCGTTTTGCGCGGCGTCAAAAGTCTCGGACCGACGATGACCGACGTCATACCCGCCTTTTCAAAACCGATATGCTTTTTGATCCGATGGGATCTTTTCGACTCTGAAAAGTAGAGAGAGTGCGGCGGGGTCCCGGCGGCAGACGGTTTTGGTCTGCCTCCGTTCTTCCGTTCCCCCTTTCGGCTTTTCAGCGAGTTCATCGCGGTTTTTCGGGCGTAAGCTCCCATTTTGCTCAAGGGAGTATACGCTCGTTCCATCAGCTGTCTTTCCAGCCGCGGATTCGGACGGTAAACGGCTTTAAAACTCAACTTCAGGTCTTTCATCTATTTCCTCGAAAAGGAGACTCCCAGCTGGTACAGGTCCTCGCGATTCCGTATCCGTTTTCGATCGGTCCTTTTCCCCTGCGAAAACGGATCAAAATCCTCCGGTTTGGGGATCGGCGGTTTCGCTTTCGTAAAGACCCGCAGGATCGTCACCGGGATCATTGCCAGCGAAGACAAAAGCTGCGCGTCTCGCCGGTATTTCATTTTCAGCCGGGAATCCGTATAGGCCTCAAATTCCCAGAACCGGAGCTTCATCAAGTCGCCAAATTCAATTCCGGCGGCTCCTGCGAGTTCAAGGCATCGGCGATACTCAAGTTCTCGATTTCTGCGGTCAGGCTTTGGATCTGCTGTTCCAGTTCGGCCTCGACTTTCTTCTGCACTTCGTCTCCGGCTTCTTCCAGTTTCCGTTTCGCAGTCTCCAGAGAGTTCCTCTTCATCTGCTGATGAAATTCCTGGATCATAGAAACTTCCGGTGAGAAAAACCCAGTACCCCGAAAAACACTTCCCGGACCTTTTCGATCTCATTGATGCCGATCCCTTTAAGAAATTCCACTTCACGCTGTTCGATCGTCAGGTCCGGCCAAACGACCAGACTTTGCGGTTCAATGATCGACCAGACCATCTCAAACAGCGCACCGGCATCTTCCAGCAGAATCGTCAGCATCTCGCGGGACGGCGCCGTCAGAGAATGGTGATTCAGGATCGTTTTGGAATATTGCCAGGTTTGAAGTCTTCGGATCGTTTCAAAGGTCAGGTCAAGGTCCCAGTGGTTCCCGTTTTTATCTGTGAATGTAGTTTGCATTTCGCGTCCTTTCTGAAAAAATTTTTTCGACAAGTACCACCATGGGGGGACACGAAATGCACGAAACAATGCGAAACTTGCGAAATGCAATTTCCCAGCTGAAATCCATTTCGAGTATTTTTCGCACTTTCGGTGCATTTCGTGTCAGGAATGATAATTATCCTCAAGAAGTTTTGGTTTCTCTTTTCTTTTTCTTTTCGAGCTTTTTCACTGTCCCGGTTCCTTCATCATCCGAGGTCTCAACAACATCGACCTCAACGCCTTCCAGGGCGGCCTCAAGGAGCGTTCGATCCGGATAAACGACAGTATTCGGCGCGATCCGGTGTTTTTCTTTTTCATAGAAAGCCCCGAGCGCTTTGGCTGATCTGTTTTCTGGATTCGCTTCCGCGACCTCTTTCAGCTCGTAAAATTTCACCCCGAACCCCTTGCTCTGGTATCGCGGAAGGATCTCCGGTTTCTTGCCGGCAAGCCGGTCTTTGATATTCTCAATACTCATAACAGATTCTCCTTTTATTCTGGTTTTCAGGTTCACGCGATCTCAAGCCACTGCGGATTCAATTCCTCGCCGTCATTCACAGCGTAAGTGTTCACGCATTTAACCGTTCGCGACGAAACTTCCGAGATCGATTGTTTCCAGTCCATCTCTTTGATGAATACCGGCATGACCAATCCGGCTGAACCGCTTTCTGTAATATCTCCATCCATGATCTTCAAAAGGAAGATCTCCGCGCTTTCCATGGCTTCTTCAAGAAACGCATCCAAAGTCGGATTCATTCCATAAATGACTTCCATCTCCACTTCCCGAAGCGATTTCAGCCCAGGAAGTTCTTTAATATAGCCGGAACCGCGATATTTCAGCTCGACGCCTTCCCGGCCAAGTCCGGAGACGGTCAGATCTCCGATCTCGCCAAGAAGCACATTCACGCCGGCGAGCGGATCCAATGTCGTGGAATAATACGCTTTCATCATCGCGCCGGTCTTCGGCGCCGAAGGTCTTGCCATGTTCATCCTCCATTACGGGTCACAGTAAAAGTCATTTCAAATTGTGCGCAAAACGCTCCGCGCGCCATTTCAAAATAGGAGTACGGCAGGCCGTTCGCGTCGCGTGCCGGCTGTGTCGCGCTCCAGACAAAGTCATTCAGTTCCGCCGTTGCGCGGATGTGGTCCTGTACGGCTTCCGTAAATGCGATATGGTTTTCCGTTTCATCATCCGGACCGGATGAAAACAGGATCACGAATGAAATGACGATCTCTTCGTGGATCAGATCCGCTCCGGTCCGAGTCATCCGGCTGGAAGAAGCAGGACGGCCGAAAACGTAGATCGAGCCGGAATTGGAGGCGATTTCGGGCAGTTCATCGGCAGGGAACCACTTCGGCGAAATGACGAAGTTTTCTTCCATGCCGAATTTTCCTGAAAGTTTTGCCAATTCCAGAGATCCGAGGATCAGATTTCTCAATTCAAGCAGTCGGCTCATCCTTTTTTCTCCCGGACAGCGGAAAGGACCAGGCGCTTTTCATCCGAGGTGACGAATTCAAAAGCGCTGGAATTTCCACCGCGTCCAATTACTTTAAAAATTCCTTTTTCCGTTTCGATCCGATCGTGCAGTTTTGGAGGAAAAAGATCCCCCAAACTTTCACATTCCATCCAGAAATCGAAAAGTTCGATCCCGATCGGCAAAGCGCTTCCCAGGTCTTCGGAAGTCACCGCGGCGGCGGACACCGTCAGCGTAACGGACTCTGGATCCCTGGAATACTTTGCCGGAATGCCGGCTCCGCTGTCGATCAGACCGCCGAGCCGGTTCAACTGCCGGTGAAAGTTCATCATCCCTGGACCGTTCCATTCGGCGCGTGGATGACACAGATGCTTCCGCCGGCTTTCCCGCATCCGCATCCGGGAGTGATCCGTCCAAAATGGACCGCGCCGGCTTTCGTCTGGGTGAACTTTTCACTTTCGGCATCCCAATAGACATCGCCGCCCGCCATCGCCGCGTCCGTGGCCTCGGAACGGTATTCACCGCCCCAGGCATTGAAGCCGACATTCACCATATCTTCCAGCACTTCCAGCGGAGTCACGTAAGGATACCCGTCGTAAACGATGATCTCACCGGAAGTCATCGCTTTTGTCGGCCGGATGTTCACTTTCTGAACTCCCTGCGAAACGATCAATTCAGCATGATTTGCCATATTTCAAAACCCTCCCTAGTTTCCGGTGCAGGCGATCATCAGGCTGGTGTCGCCGGCGTTGAAATTGAAATCCGAATAAATCTTGATCCCCGTTCCAAGCGTGAGCGGATCGTCATCAAAAGTCTCGATATGCGGGGTCGGTGAACCGCCGACGCAGGCAAGATAGAACGGCGCGCGGCTTGCCTTGGAGCAGGCCATGAACCAGAGCGTCGAGGACTGATTCGGGAACGGCTTCCCTTTCAGTTCCTTATACACATTCTGGCGAAGGTTCGTATTGCTGAGGTATCCAGAAATGACGGGGCGATACCTGCCGACAAAATCATTCTTGACTTCGTGCATCCGGATCTCCTCACCGCTTCCGATCAGGTAACTGATGATCGGATTCGATTCGGAGTAGATCTGCGTCGCAGTCTTTCGCAAAGGCTGGCCGGTCAGGATCATGTCCGGGACGACGTAAATCGATTGTCCGTTGCGGTCTACCATGTTTTCAAAAAGGTTTGCTGCGCGTTCGATGGATTCCAGCGAAAGCGCCGAATTCTCGCCCGTGAGCAGGTTTCCTTTTTCCGCCGTGAAAAACTTATCGAAGTTATTCAGCAATGAACCGTAAGCCACTTCATCGATCGTTGCGGGCACTAATTCGCCGATGCCGTTCCAGTATTCGACGATCGCGCCAAGGTCGTCATTGTAAAGAGCCTGACGGCTGGCTTTGTACGCTTTCGCGAAGGTATCCGACCGAACCATCAGCGACTCATCGAACATCGTGCCAAGTTCGATCGTGCCGTCGGATCCCAAAGGCGCGAGCCGGTTATCCCCGCCGAACCAGACTTTTGCCTGCGGCCGAAAGTCCGGCGTGGCCGTGATCTGGACCCAGTCCTGCCAGGTCGTTGGAAGTTCATTGAACGACGCGATGACAGTTTTCTGGGCCGCTTCTTTCCAGAGATAAGAAAGATTGATCGGACCAGAACCTGCGGCATTCATCGCCCGGCGGATCTTCATCGTGTCGATCGTTTCACGCATTTCGGCAAAGAAAGCGTTTGACTTTCGGTTTCCCTGATAGTGGTGCCCATGGCATTCGAAGTAGATCTGATCCAGAATGCCGTGGAGAGTCAGATCGCGAAGTTCCGGCCGGTCAGCGGCTTCACGGACTTTTGGCGAATACCAGGCTTCCATTCCGTAATGACGATACTTTTTATCGACCGTCGGTGTCTTTTCTTCCGGAATATTCACACTTTTGCGGACTTGATTCATCAGTGCGCATTCCATCACTTCCGAAGTGATCGTTTTATCCTGCATGTGGATCGCCGGTCCGACCGGACTGTCCAGGACTGCCTTCCGGCACGCGGCCTGAAACTCATCCGCGCTGACATTCGTTTTCACCGCGAAACGCGCGGCGGCTTCCGCATTCTCAAATTTCGCGCCATCCAGCTCGATCGGCGAGTATCCGGCAGTCATCATGCCAGCGGCGGTGCGGATCATAGAAACACGCAAGGTTTCCTGCTGTTCCGCTTCCATCGTCTTTTTCCAATTTTCCAGATCCGGAATGTTCGCGGCGTTCATCGTCCGTGGGGCATTTTCGCCCGGTGCCGGAGTGTTCATCTGCGAAGCATTCATGGTGTCAGCCGGTTCTTTTTCCGGCGGGATCTTGACGTTTTTCGTCATATCAAATCCTCCTTGGTCATCGGCTTGCGCCGCCTTAAAACTCTGCGTGCCCGCGCACGCGCCAAAAACACAAATGGAACTTTCAAGGATCCTCCCAGGCGAAGGGACCAGGAGCGGCCCCTCAAAAATGATTCCGTTTGCCTCAAAAATTTCACCTTCCGGAACTATCAGCACCATCTCAGGCTCCACTCCCAGCGAACATTCGTAAGGGAAGCCGTTCCTGATATTTTCAAGGATCGAAACTGTCTGTGTTTCGGAGTTCGTCGGTCTCCAGCGCATGACGACAGCCGGCCCGAAGAACGTTTTGCCCTGAAGTTCCAGTACCTCTTCAGCCTGCAAAATATGCTGTTCGGTACTCACTCCAAGGATCTGATCCCTGTCGTGTGAGAACAGGATCGGCGTTTCGTCTTTTTTAAACATCAGTTTTTCAAGGTCGAATACGACCGGTGAATCCCATCCGGCGAGATCCATCTTTTCGCCGGTATAGGCGACCATCCAGAATTCATCAGGTCCGGTCGTTTCAAACTTCCCAGCGCATTGCATCAGCTTCTTCATTTCCATTTCCTCCGTTATGGTTCAGTCTCTTCGGGTTTTATTCCGTCAAGAGTTTCGATCTCAGCCCGGATCCGCGCCAGCTCCAGTTGAAATTTCGCGTCATCGAGTAAATCCGCGCGATATTCATCAATGTCTTTGTTAAAGTATGTTTCCTGCACATCCCGCGTCGATTTCAAACCGGCGGAAAGCGCGATCGCCAGCGCGTTCATCTCTTTGGTCGGATCTGTATGCTTAATGGTTACGGAATCCCATTGAAAGGTAAGATCCGGCAAAGTCCGATACTCCTGCGGAAGCGCTCCATCGCAGAAATATCCTTCGGTCACGATCCCCTGCTCATACCAGATCCGCACGATCTTCCGGCCGACGTCTTCTTCCCATGAAAAACGCTCGGCCTTTTGCGCATTCGTATAAATGCCCGCGTCCAAGACTCCGCTTGCCATATTGGAGTTATGGCTTGACCCGATGAGCATGTTGAATGGAATGCAGAGCGGACGAAAGATCTCCCGATTTAATGCGCCCTGAAAAGCATCATAATCCGGGCCGACCGGCACACGGTCCAGCTGTTTCATTTTCTGGCCGGCCGGCAATGCGGTGAACATTCCGCTCTCGATCGGGAACGTATCGAAGAACATGTCGTTCTTCTGCGATTCCGCGGCGTATGGCGAAAGTTCCGTTTCCAGGACAGCCGCCAGGCTTGCCTGCAATTCCATGCATTTCAAAAGCGCGTAGGTGTACCTTCTTGCGATCGCGCACAGCGGCAGACTTGCAGTCAGCTCCGGGATCCCGCGATGCCAGGTCCGGTACGGCTTGAACCAGTGGCACACCCTTTCCGCGGGGACCCATTCTCCGAGAGTTTTCATCTTCGGCCGGATGTACGGTTCGCCGCCCGGATGAAACTTCAGGATATGATACGCGGTCGGAATGCCGTGTTCATCCAGCCGGATGCCGTCCACATTGGAACTCCATGTCGAATTTGGACCATCGAGCGGATCGGTGATGCAGTCAGCTTCGATGATCTTCCAGTCGATCTTTACAGGGTCCGAAAGCTGTGGATTCCAAAAAGAAACGGCAAAGGTTTCACCGTCGATGATCTTGGAAACTCTCATCTGCCAGATCTTTTTGCGCAGCTTCACGGCATTCTGCCATTGCAGGAAACGGCGTTCTATGCGGTTCCGAAGTGCTTTCGGCATCATTTCATCTTGGATCCGGATGCGAAGTCCGGATCCTGCCATGTCGTTCGCGACAGTTTGGATAGCTCCGACCGCATAACTGGAATTCTCAAGGAACTCGTACCGGCTTCGATTCCGCAAGACTCTGCGCACTGCGGCAGAGTTGGCAGCATCCGGAGAAAGTCCATCCGCTTTGAGCCAGTGATTCCGCATGGAATCGTAATTCTGGGCGCCTTCATACCTGGCAAGCATCAGCATCCCGTCGCGTTTCGCCTGAAGCAGCGCGGAACGGCTCGCTTCCAGTTCCTTTTTCAAAACTTCCGCACTTTCGGTCATAGTTCCACTCCGTGTAAGGCACACCAGCTCAGGACCGCGTTCCGGCACTGGTCAAAAAGCTGCGAGATCCTCGACTCGCAGAAGTTGAGTTCTTTCCCTATCTCCTTCATGGTCCATCCGTCCCGGTACATCCGGACGATCTTTCGGCTTCTTTGCCCCAGGCAGTCGTTGAATACCTGGTCCAGGTCGATGCGCTGATCCAGCTGTTTGAATTCATTTCGGCTTTTACGGTCCGCAAGGAAGCTCAGCTCAAAGCCGGAGTCTTCGTCATTCGAATGCAGAGCTTCATATCCATAGATGAAACCTTTTCTCTGATCCTGCTTGGCATATTTGACGGCGTCGCGGACTTCCCAGGCAAGTTTCAGCCGAAACCAGTTCATGAAGGTCATCCCTTTCTTTTTGCTCCACTTATTTGCGGAGACCCAGGCGGCATGGATGCAGTGAGACTGGATGACGAAATCCCGATCGAAAAAAGGGATCTCTGGCAAACATCGGAAAGTTTTCTGCACGATCCCGGGATTTTCTTCGCACCAGACCAGCGCATCCCAGAATCGGTCGCGAACCGCTTTGGGTGTCCTTTTCCCAGGCATGTATTTCCCGCCGTCATCGTAAATCGCGCGAACCCGTTTCTCTTTCATCTCTTTCCTTTCTTGAGCTGCCAGCTTTTAGCTACTAGCTAATAGCTAATGGTTAATAGCTAATGGTTAATAGCGACGATATTCCCATCTCCATCACGTGTCAGACTGTGCACGGAAAGCGTATTTCCGGCGGTGTCGTAGGTGGTGAGGGTATTACCCGAGACGGACCAGTGGTCGAGCAGCGCGCGGACTTCCGCGAGTTCCGAAGCCTGCGCGAGTGTCGAGGTTTCGACAGTTCGTCCTTCGGAGTACTTCCAGACGTTTTCTGGAACCGCGCTGGCGTAAAGGCTGACAGTTGACAAAATGTCTTCCCTCGCGGTAAGTAAAGCCTCCGAAGTCGCGAACCCTTCGGCGGTTTTCCAGTTCGCGTCGCCGTAGGTTTTTAGCTCGGAAAGGTCCACGGTTTGCGTAGTTGTCGTGAGTTTCACGTCGTCCGGAGTGGCAAAACCTTCGGCGGTGGCGCATTTCTGGACGAGTTCATTCTTCACGGATGTCAACTCCACGGAAGTTGCCAGCTTCGCCAGGGCGGATTCGATGGACGCGAGCCGGCTTTCGATGGACGCGATCCTTGCCTCTGTCCAAAGACAGGACGCTGACGCACTTCCGCCGGATGAGGAACCGTCCAGCGTCATGGCAAGGAGATCTGTTTCCGAAAGTCCCAAAAGTTCCGTTTCGGTGAGCGTTAAAAGAGCGGCCATCGTTTACTCCTCCGAAACATAGGGGTCTCTCGCGGTCTGTATTTTTCCGTCAAGGTCGATATATCGGTAGTTCATGAACCATCGATCCTGACAGTCTTTCAGACTTAGAGACGATGGAAAGGCTCCCTGACCGCAAAGGCTGACGAGCGGTGCGTAATACTTAAACACGTCGGGATTGATGAACAGCGTGCCGAGCCATACGTCGGTAGAATGCCGGGTCCCCCACGGTTCCTTTTTCAGATGGTTCAAAAGTCTCGCCGCGGTCTCCGGTCTCAGGATGACCGCATGAGTCGCGTGTGTGAACCGCGGACGGATGACGTTCTCCGAGACCTGACGTGCTGGATAAAGCGCCTGTTGGAGATGCCCGGCGCCCAGATAAATACACTCCCAATCAGAAGGAACTTCCGCCATAAATGCGGTGTATTTTTCATTGAAGTCAGGCCGAAAAATACAGTCATCTTCAAAGAGAATGCTTTCTTCTTTCAAATTCGCGCAGGTCTCCAAAGCGTTCATGTAGTTGACCGCGTGCGACCAGAAACGTCCCGGTGAACACCACCAGTCCGGCGGCGTGACCTCCTCTTCTGTCTTCATTTCCAGCGTTTCAAAAGCTGGGAGACATGACGGGTAATTCGTCTTGAAATTCTTGAGCCGCTCTGTATGTTCCGGGAGATTCAGCAAAAATGCTTTCATGTGTTTTTCCTTTCTTTGTCTTGAGCTTCCAGCTAACAGCTAATGGCTAACAGCTGACCATCACCACGATGTATCTGACCCGCCATCGGTCCCGCCGCCTCCAACCGCTCCAAGAACGGTTCCCCAGAGTCCGAACTGTCCGATCTCGTTACCTTCGTGCTCCATATACAGGACGCCGTTGTTCAGATAAAAACGGAAGTTCACGTAAGATGAATCGTAATTCTCCGGCGAAATATAACCGCTGGCGGTCGGCATGATCTCCAGCGTCGTCATTCCGACATATCCCAGGGTCGGATTTATGAACTGGATCATGAGGTACGCATAGCCTCCGGCCGGCATTTCCAAAACTTTTGTATAGTCATTGTGGGTGGTATAGTAGCCCGACATGGTCATGCTTTTGAAGAAGGAAAAGCCTCCGGCGTCAAAATTAAATCGGTTTGAATTCGTCACGACGGCATCGTTGATCACCGCGCTGGAATTGCATCCGCCGGCAAAGACGCAGTTTTCGCCGGTGATCGAGTTTCCAGAACCGCCGATCTCGATCCCTGCGGAACTTCCCGTTCCGGTTTTGTGGACCATATCTGCCAACGTCTTAAAGTTGTCGATGATCATTGCCCCGCCGGTCCCGGTCGGCGAAACGGACGGGATCTCGATCGTGTTTGCGTAAGTCGTCATTCTGTTTCCTTTCTCTTCTTTTGGCTCCTGAGATTTATGAGTCTTTCTTCCAGCTCCTCAACTTCTCCGATCCCGTGAGTGATCGAGACGGTGAGGTAAAGCTCTTCCAATTCCTTGACGGCGTTCTTCGTTTCTTTTGTCAGTTCTTTCAGGCTTTCGTTCATCTTCGTCATCATGAACCAGACCACGAAACCCACGATCGCCGTGCTTCCTACGCCCTCAAGAATGGAGGGGATCCCTGACTCGACATTTCCCAGGAGAAGTACGCCTCCCAGAGTGCACGTCCAAACCACATTGTCATACATGTCAGACTCTCCACGGATTCAAGGTCGGTTTCGCAGAAAAGTCCTGCTTTCCTTCGGCAGACGTGATTGCGCAGAAGTCGAACCACGCGCCGGATGCCATCCTGCGGAAAGTCTCAAGATCCATGAATCCGCAATGGTCCGGCAGTGTGAAACTCCGGGAGCTGTCCGCATATCGCGAACCGTGCGAATTGATGACCGCGATGTATTCTGTGCCGTTTCTTTCCATCCAGCCCGCACAGGCCATGGCGTGCGCCCATTTCCGGCCGGAAAGACGCAGAACCGGTACACCATTTCTGTCTTTTTCGACTCCGTCAGCAAGCGCGTTGACGCAGCCGAAGAAACCGGCAAACCCTTTTCTTGCCATCATGAATACCATCTCGCAAAGGTCATCTCTGGAAAGTTCTTCATCGTTCCAGAGCGCGACACCCGCCTGATGATGCGCAGCATTCCCCAATGCGGTATCGTCCAGGACGCGGAAGTTCTGGCGATCGGAATATTTGCCGAGATCGGATTCCAGGCAAGATCCGATACTTCGCAGACCTTCCGCCATCGCCGAGATCGTCTGACCTCCGGAACGGCTTCCATTTTTGGTCATCTGCCATGTGCCCAAAGGATTGAACTTCTGCGGTTCGGATTCTCCAAAACGATTCGCGTTCTGAAGTATTTCCGCGAGCTGGACGGCATTCGTTCCGGAAACGCCTGCACAGTTCGGCAGACTTCCCTGATTGGGAGTCAAAAGATCCGCGGCTTTACGTCCGTCCGAGAGCGTCAGGTTCCACCAGTCGGGATGTTCGGCATCCTTCAAACGCTGGGCATTCTGCGCGAAGTCAACGAAATTCCAAACTTCCGGAACATTATGCGAATCAGAAAATGTTTTTGCCATCGAAAGAAGAAAGTCCCGATCGGATCTGGTTCCTTCCGCTTTGGCTTCCTCTGCCTGGATCCGATCCGGAATCCACCCAAAATCGTCCTTGAATTTCAACATATTGTGTCCTTTCAGTTAGCGTAGGGTGTAGAATAACAACGTGTAGAATGTGCTGACGGTTCGCCGTTCGCGTCATAGACGACGACTTCCAGCTCATACTCCATCCCGGCCTTTGGAAAAGGCAGGGAGTATTTCGCGCTGATCTGGAACGAAAGATTGAACTCTTCGCCTGTCTCCCGGTCCGTTAATGTCCCTTCCTCAAGGAAGTTTTCCAGATCGACATTTACTTTCTGATGACCTTCTACCGGGATCCGCTTTCCGCTCCATGTGTCCCATTGATAAATGGAATATTCGATTCGTGACAGATCGGACCTTTTCACCAATTCGCCAGTGTCGCAGAATGTGAAACAGGACCGGAATCGGCACCCAGCCGAAGGATTGACTTTCTGTGCGTTTTCCGCCATTCCTCACCTCTCACATCTGCCCGGTATGTACGGTCCGCGCGATGCGGATGCCGTAGGGACTTCCATTTGCCGAGGCTTCCTGATTCGCCGCAAATTGCTCCGCCTTGATCCGTTCCGAGATGGAAGGCATTCTGACCTTCCCCTCTTTCGTTTCCATTTCTACCGCGTTTTCTGCGGCTTCCCGGATCTTTTCAGCTGGTGTCTTTTCCATATTTCCCTCTTTTCAAGCGTGTCAATTCGGATGAACTGTCGTTTGTTTCGTCCTGAAAACATCCGTGAGGATGAAAGCAGATCGGCACTTCATAATTGGGGCAGTGTGTGCCGACCTGCTTTCGATCTGCACTTCCGCTGGATCACTGCCCGCATGTCCGTCAGGAGTGATGGACCTGACGGACATGTGGATCGGCACGATTCGGGAACTCACCAGCGGTTCATTCTTTCCCGCTTTCCCAAGCCAGCGCCTTGCGATGCTGAAAAAACTTTTCATTTTGCAGGACATTGCCCATTCGGGCAGGTTGAGACTGACGCGGGATCCACTTCTTTTTGAAATTTCAAAAAAGAATCCTTCAGCGCGTCAAGTGATGTCCAATCCGCTTCGGACGTCCATCTGTCCAGTATCTTCGAGACGGCGTCTGTCGGTTCCGGGAAGAGTGTGTTGACGTAAGATTTGAACATAACGCGTACATTATACGCACTGTTTATCGTTCGATTCTGGATACCTTCCAATATCTTGCTGACGCACCAGCTCAACTTCTTTTTTTCTTCCGCAGAAAGTCCATTCGGCGAAGGTTCCGGATCGGGCTGCGGTTCCGCTTTTCGAGAACCTTTCACCTGGAACGCCTTTTGATGCAGAACCGGCTGTCCATCGTCTGAAACGCCAAAGAAAACGAGTGTATACTCGCCAGGAATCGTTGACGCGAAGTAAAATCTCAACTTTCCGGAATCGGAAATCAGATCGCCTTTTCCAGCCGGGAAAATAAGCACACTTCCCGGCAATTCCGAGTCGAACGTTCCGATCCTGCCGGCTTCCAGTTCTTCCGGACCTTCAAGCCCGGCCGCGGCTGCTGAGACGGCCGGACTGAAAGCCGGGAAAGAAAGGAAGAGCAAGAATGAAACCCATGCGCGGTCAAACATCAGCAGACTCCTTATTTTCCAAAGACTGCCAATCGGAAAGCGGTTCGATGAAAGCGTCCAAAACTTCCAAAGCCGCTGCATCCAGAAGTTTCTTCTCACCGCAGATGTCATACGTCAGCAGACTGGTGATCGATCCAGACGCCGCACCCTCCGCGGTTCCATCCATACAGCGTCTGGCGATGGCTTGATCCTTCAGCCATTCCGTGATTTTTTCCGCTTTAGAGCGAGTCGCGAGAATGCTCCTTAAAATAACGATAACGGTATCATCAAGCGGCGTAGTTGTCTTTTTCGCGAGTGATTCCAGCTCCTCAAAGAATTTTTCCAAAAGGTCCTGCACTCTTTCCGGCGTCACGATCCGGTCCGCCGCGCGTTCCAAAATCACCTGAAAAATTTTTTTGAAATTCATTTTATGCGCTCCTTTCTTTTGAGCGCAGTTTACCATGAGAAAAATGAAAGTCAAGAATTGGACCGTATATGCGGTTAAAATCGTTTATTTAAAGAAGAAAAATTTTAAAATAAAAAACCGGAGGGCTTGACATCCCCGCCGGCCGTGTTATACTGTTAAAGTCCTTTCGGACTCCGGGTGCTCGATTTTCCAGGTCTCGCCCGGATTTTTATTTCTTGAGCAATTGCCTGCGTTTTCTTGGAAAACATTTCAGCCTGATGGCCAACGCAACAGAGCAGCCATTCTTAACCGCAAACTCCCGAAGTTCCTCCATTTCGTCCGCTTGAAATCGGAGCTGAAAGACTTCCGACGCTTTTTTATCGAAAGGTTTTGCCTTCCTTCCGCAACCGGGCCTCGCGCCGCCTCGGCCCTTCCTTGGCTCATCAATGGTTTCCATTAATACCCCCTCTTCGCGCTTTCAAGCATCAATTCCTCAGCAGCCTGCCTTGTAATGTGGTTAAAATCACTCTCCTTCACACCCGCCGGAAATTCCGTTTCAGACTCTTTCAGAAATTCCTCTATCGTCCAAATTCCTCCCCATGCTCGAAACAGTTTTTTCCCGAACTGCCCCGGACGTGCAAATCTAAAACTTAAAGAGCCATATTCACAAGTGAACCGAACCGACGCGCTTTCGTCGTCGATCGTTCCATCCGGACGCAGAACTCCGCCGCAAGCACGGATCTCCGACCGGATGATTTTCGGCAAAAGGACAGACACCCCATATTTCGTCATGATTTTTTCAGTCTCAACCTCCGGCGTAATGGACGTGCATTTCAGGCCCGTTTCCGTGTCAAAATAAAAATACCATTTTCTCGCACTCATCTCTATCTCCTTTCATTTTACGCAGTTCGCGTCTGGAACGATGCAAAAATCCAGCCCGATTATCTCTGCGAAATTTTTGTTGTCGTTTGCCATAAAAACTTTCCGCTGATGAGCGAAACGTCGATCATATCAAAATATACGCGGTTTTCTGTATTTCGTCATGATATTTCTCCCTTTCAGACGGCCCCCGAGGGGGCCGGTTGGTTGTGTTTGTCAGTTGAGGCTAAGGAGGTTCTTCGCCTCAGCAACCGCCTTCTCAATGTCCCAAAGCTCGTCTTCGTCGAAGTTGAGCGGACACTCTTTCAACAACTCGTACGCTCCGAGTGAAATGTACGCATAGCACTCGGAGTCGCCGTCGTCGATGATCGATTCCGGCGCACAGATGAGATCGTGTGCACGTTCTTCCCAATCGCGCATGTCTCGAGTCAGGATTTCAATGATCGCCTCTACAGTTGCAATCCCGCCGCAGGCGTGCCATTCCGGACCGACGCACGAGTACCAGCAGTCCGTGAATTCGTAGGAGGGTTCTTTTTCAAGCTCATCTTCGAGGTGGTTGTCGAAGCACGCCTTGTAATTGAACTTGCAGCGGTCCGAATCGTCTTCAAAACAACGCGCGAATGAGTCTGTTGCTTCTTTCGCTCTGTCCTTCGCCATCTCAAGATGGAAGGTTTCATACCACGCTCCGCGGAATTCGGTTACAAAATTCGCGTCGTTCATCTCTTCACAGAGAAGTTGCCGCCCGTCCTTTTCCAGATCTTCCGGAGAGTGTTTGCTGATGTGCGCTCCGCTGTTATCATCCTGGCAGTAGTAGAAAGTTTTTTCAAGTACGCTTTTCATGATTTTGTCCTTTCGTTTTGCGCCGGCCGATTTTCCAGGTCTCCGGCTTTTTTTTGTTTCGGTTTTGGGCCATTCCCTCAACCTCGTGCTTTGATTATACTACAAATTTCGGCATTCGTCAAGGGGGGAATCACTACTTTTTTCAAAAAACAGAAAAAATATAAAAAAAGTTTTAGCCGTTTCTTTTAATAAAAAAAATCTTATTTAAAGAAACGGCTAAAACTTTTACTTGCGCCGGAAATTATAAACTTGATCGCCATTATCATCAAGCCGCGCAGGAAACAGGAACTCCGGATATTTTGAACTTGGCGAGTTTGGCCTTGTTGGCGCATTCCACCAGATCCGGAGGGCTTCTTTTGCGGCAACTCCCGGCATTCCCATCGTGCCGGCAGGCGAATCTCCAAACGTTTCGTCGATCGCTGGCTCAATATCCGCAAATGACACCGAGCCTTTGCGGGCGGCAATGCCAACCGCCACGGACCACCGGCCACAGAATGTATCCGCCTCTGGAGGAGCTGTCAACACCTTCAAACGTAAACTTTCCAATCGATTCCAGGATAAGCACAGCCCGTTCCGTATGGATCCGTGCATTCTTTCCATCCGCGATCAAGCCGCAAAGGATCCTGCGTTTTTCATCATTCGTCATGTTCACTCTTTTCCTCCATTTCCTTTTCCAAATACCTGTCGATCAAGCCGACAAGTGCTTTTCCGAAAGTTTCTATTTCTTTGCGGATCTCTCTTTTGAGCAAATTTTCCACTTCTTTCCGATAGCGTTCCAGGCGGGATCTTGTTAATTCGCCGCAAACGTGTTTTTTACTCAAATCAAGTTTAACCATTGCGTCATTCCTCCTCAGTTCCATTTATCGCGGATATTCTCCCGGAGGATCCCATCTTCGCAGATCCGGAAAGTTACTCCCCAGCGGCTTCCCACTGAGCTTTTGCGCCCGCTGTTATGCCGCCAATAAGCCTTTTCACACGCCTGCGAGCAGAAGCGAAATCGTTTGTCATTTCTTTCCGGATCGGTCACAACGAGCCTTCGGCACTGCGCGCATCGGAACGCGATCGGCATTTTCATCCGATGCACAAAACCGAAAACCTGCGCGACGTTTTCAAATCTAAGGACCTTTCCTACCTCGATTTCCAGGTCGGTCATTTTCTTCTCCTCTCTTTCGCGAGATGTTCCTCTACGGAATGGTTCCAATTGGACACGGTTTAACTTCACTCACGTCCCCGCCTCCTTCAATTTCACCCGCAGTTTCGCGATCTGTTCATTAAGTCCTTTGATGGTCTTTTGCGCGTTTTTCCACGTTTTATCCTGAGCGTACATGAGGAGCATATCCGCCTTGAAAGCCCGTTCTTCTTCGGAGATCGGTTCCATTTTTTCGAGCCGCCCAAGTTCGAAAGCGATGGCGATGAGCCACGCCATTTTACCTTCCGGCGTTTTCTCTTCGTTGTACATCTCCTCGAATATAAGAAGAACATGGACCTGGCTTCTCACATCTCCGGAGTTTGGCGAAACCCTTTTGGATTCTTGAAAAAGGAAGTCTCGCAAGTCCCGATGATCGGCGTATATCTTCCCGTTTTTCTGCATCCCGACAAGGCACATTTTACGACGGTTCTGTTTCATTGCCATTATTCTTCCTCCTTGATCTCCGGCCCTTTGACCGTTCCGGTCCAGCATTTGAAATCCCGTGCGGTCCCTCGAAGTCCGCGGTTTACGCGGTTCATGTAAAGGGCATCCTTCGCTTTTTGGGAAGGTTTCCAGATGGTTTGTCTGCCTCGGTTTTTCATCTTTTGGACTTTCCGTTTTTCAAACGTCGTTTTATTTAAAGTGTCATCCACTTCGCCTGGCATCACAATGCCTTTTTCCGGAAAACAGACCGCCCGGCGGCAATGCCTTCGCTGTTCCTGCTCATGAAAGCTCCACGGCTCCACGCTTTGAAAATGCGCCCGGCCGGAATTACATGCTCCAAGAGTGATCGCCGGCCCATAGTCCCAGCCTTCGGCTTTGCGGATAGTTCCGGTAACGCGATCGATGATCAGACGATCTCCGGCTTTCCATCCCATCCGCTCCATGTCCGGCTGGTCAAGACAAAGCCTGACTGTGTAGGAAAACTTCCTGTATTCGATCGATTTTTTCTGCGAAATGCGAAGTCCAAAATAAATGTAACTCACGGAGTTTTCTCCTTTTCTTCCGGTTTTCGCGGGTCTTCGACTATCAGCTCACGGAATGTCATATGGAGCTGAAACCTGAAATACTCCATGAGTTTCTTCCTCAGGACCGGCTCGCACTGTCCGAAAACGTTTCCAAGCGTAAAGGGGATCCTCTTGAACTTCGCGACTTTCACGGCGTGCTGAAGCTCTCTGGCTTCGTCTTCCGACAGAA